TATGGATATGTTGTCCCACTCATTCTTGGGTTAGCCTTTAAGAATGTTCTTACAATTTCAACCAAATCAAACATAGCATTACCATAAGAGTTTGGTCTTACTTTTAACCTTGCTGTTGGTTGTGGGTTATTTGAATAATCTACACTATCAGGACGGAAATAAACATCTATGATATACTTAAAGTTTGTTAAGGTATATGCACTTGATGATACATTCCATATATGTTCCGCATTAGTTGGTGTGATTGTTAGCGGGGATTGTTCTACATTTATTACTATGCTCATTTCTATTATGGTTTTTTCAATTCATCTACGATTATTGACTTAAAGAACTTTTGCATATCTATTCCTAACGCCTTTACTGCGTCCTTTTGGAACTCTTTAGCGAAGTCTGTTCTGGCATCATCATAGAAGTTTGTTGGTCTAATACCAAATTGTTTAATTGTCTTTGATATTGCGAAGGCTGTACCTTTAATACTAAACTTTTGGAACTTACCTGTCTTCTTATTTTTATTAAATCCTTTGGCTCTTATCCATTCCATTAGTGGTTTTAATGGAACATACTTACCTGGCTCTCTACCATCATTTACATTTTTCCAATAGTCTAACATCATAACCTTTATTTGGTTTGATGATGGGTCAAATGATACTTTGATTGAGTTGTATAATGAACCAGTCTTAACCTTCATATTTCTTACACCTTGAAACTTTGATTTCCTTGAACCATTATAACCTGGTGCATAGGGGTAAGGTTCTGCCAGTTGTCGTTTGAGGTTTTCCTGAAACGATGCTGCCAGTTGAGTCATCACTTTATCGTATTCTGTTAAAGGTATATTTGGTTCTGCCATTATTCACTTATTCCATCGCTATTATTATCACAAGGTGGAAACTCTGCGTAAGGTGCGATACATCTGTTTATTGCGTCTGGTACTCTAATTCTAATACTACCTGCCCAACCTGCAACATAGTCATCGTAGGCTTCTTCAAATGGGGTCATTTGAACTGGATAGTCAATATCCAAATTACAATAACACTCCATTCCTGTTGCGTATTTAAGTTGTGCGATTACATCTTTAAGAATATCTAAAGTATCACTTGTCGTATCAATTTGATTATCAAAGTTCTTGGTATTCATTATATCCATTATAAGGATATTAAAGTCATATACACTCTCTCTACCATCTGTTGTAACACTATCAGTTATTACCCACATTAAAGGGTAGTATGGTGACCTTCTTGGGTCATTCTCAACCTTTAATCTTGATTCAGTATCATAGATAAGTTGTTCGATGGAACCTTGACCCCACGATTGTATTTGTTCGTGATATTCTCCTAATTGACGGAGTAAATCTAAAATCTTTTTGTAGTTATAATAACCAACGCCGTTTGCCATATTATTTGTATTTGTTAGTCATTGATGCTCGTTGTTGTTCTCTTGCTCTTATCTCACCGATGTCTTTTTGATATGATAAATAGTTCAACACGAATATTAATGGATATTTTGTTATTTCTTCAATCTTGGTAATATCTTCGTCAGCCAAAGATACAAGTGTCCCAAACCAACCCCAAAACCTATTAAAACTGATAGTTTCACGGACAGCCATATCATCTTCATCACCAGCTTCGCCTGTAGCCAAGAAGAGCCCCTCAAACCTCCTCGTAATATTCTGTCTAAACGCAAAAAAAAACTCGTGGCTCCATTTAGGTACCTGACTGGTAATTGTTTGAACTCCTCTGCTTTTAATTGGATTTTTTTAGAATCGTATGGTAGATAGTTTCCTTTATCATCTACTTCTCTGTATAACATAGCCATCAATAAGTGCATTTCTTTTTTCTTCTCTATTGGTGTCTTTGTTAAGAATGTGTCTATGTCTATGAACTCACCGAATGTTAGGTTTGGTAAATCTATGAACTTGTAATGTTTTCCCTTAAACTCTATTTCATTTTTGAACTCATTAGATTTTTCCATTAAGAATACTGATAGTTCAGTTGTTGCTTTAACAACATCAATAGCATCAGCGTTCTCTATTTCTTCTTCTGTAAGTCCTGTAACCATAGACATAAGTTTAATACTAAACTCACGCTCATCAGTCCATTCTTGTAATGCGATTATTTTAGACCAAGTTTCAATATCTGGTTCTTTTACCTCATACTCTTTTCCTTTATATTTAAGATTCAACATATATTATAAAATATCTTTAGTTTAATTTTTATTCACAACTCTTTTATTCTTACTTTGGGTTTTATCATCAGCCCATCTACAATTTGTAGGTTCGTAATTCCCATTAGGGTCTATTCTATCAAGAGTAAAATATTGGGGTCTATTACCCATATCTTTTAAGAAGTTCTCAAATGAACTTACCCATCTATCACAAACAATTATTCCACGACCACCATAGTTATTCCAATCTTTATTTTTTGGATTATTACATCTTGTCTTCATAGCAGACCAACTAAAATATTCTGGTGAAGATTTAACATATCCACCTTTGTTTGAGTGTCCGTGCTTTAGATTACTTTTTCCATTTAGTATTCTTTTTTCATTATTTAAGCAACCACAACTTTTAGTATGTTGTGATATGTAATGTTGATAAAATAAATCAATCGTATTACCACATTCACAAATACATCTAACTCTTTTTTTAGAACCTGATTTATACCTTGTTGGTTCAAGTTCAGCAATTATTTTTAATCTTGTTTCCATATTACAATTATAATAAAAAATTATCTAACAACATAAGTTCCATAACTTGCTTTTTTCTTGAATGAATGATAGGATAAGGCTAATGATATTACACAGTCATCGTGGAACCCATTAGGAGCTCCATACTTGACCTTCCTTGACTTGGGTGAGTATTCGTATGTAAAGACACTTAACTCCTTGTAAAGGTCTGTATTTAAGTCTGGTGATGGTAGTTTAATCTTCTCCTCATTTAAGGACATAATCAAATCTTCTATTAGGTTTTGTTTTGAGTCGTTACTTGTTACGAATGGTTGAACTCCTGGATATTGTTTTCTTATCTGTTCGTATAATACATCACCAATACTATTCACCTCTGCATAACATACTGGTTTCCATTTCCTCAACATAGCAACAACTTCACTAATGATGATGTCCCAACTCTTTTGTCGCTCTCTATAAAAATCAACCATCTCTCCTCTTGAGTTTAGTATGGTTAGAACGGTATAGTCATTCTGTCTTCCAAAGTCTAACCCCGCATAATACTTCAAGTCATCTTCTTTTTTTGGATAGTTCTGTAATACACAATTCGTTTTAATACTAGCGAATACCTCACCTCCATCATCTATGAACTCTGCTAGTATTTCTTGTTTATAAATTGAGTCAGGTAAGGACATCTTTGCTTCCAATAGTTCTTCTTCTGTAATGAATGGGGTGTCGAACGATGTTGCGTGAAATGTTTTATATTGAGGGTATTCATCACCATAACCTCTCATAGCTAAATTGTAGAACCAGTTTCTACCCTTTGGTGTTGATATGAATAATACCTTCTTACCTTGAACCAATACTGTTGGTCTCAATACTGTATTCCATACTTCATCTTTAATGTAAGCACTCTCATCTACCACAAGATAGTTTAATGTATAACCTCTTAATGTATCCTCTCGTTCCCCTGACCTGAAATAGATTACTGAACCATTTATAAAAGTTATTGTTAATTCACTTTTGTTGATTGACTTGGTAAGTCCTGTCCCTGCTATTGTGTTGGTAAGTTCTGTGAATACTTTTTTTGCTTGTGAATAAACTGGTGAGACCCACATACTAACTGAACCATTATCTTCTAATGCCCACTTGAGTATAAGGTTCATAGCAGTAAAAGACTTCCCTGCCTGACGACCGAAACAACCTATAATATATTTGGTTATATCATCGGTACAAGCATCAATAATTTCTCGTTGTTTTGATGTAGGGGTAAATCCTTGAACTTCTATTTGTTTATTCACTCGGTTCTCCAAAGTTTAATTTGATTGATGTACCTCTTACTTCAACCTTATCAGGTTCATTTAATCCCTGTAGTTTAGCTAAATCATTTAATGATTGTCTTGCGTTGGTAAGGTCTCTTTGTTCTATTGCTTGTGAGTAGATGTCCCAATACTTCTGTGTATGTTTTAGGATTAGTTT